CTTTTTTAACTTCTTTTTGAATAATTTTTATTTCTTTTTTTGTAAGTTTTGGAGTTTCTTTAAGTTCATCAAGAAAAGATTTTTTAATTTTTATTTCAGGTTTTTTTACTGGTTTTAATGTTGTTCCTTTTCTTATGCTTTCTAAAAATTTGTCATTTTCATTTTCTTTTGGTTCTGGTTTTTGATATACAACACTTCCGGCAGGTGGTTTCGGTATTAATTCCTTTTGTGGTGGTAATGGTGGAGCAGGGGGAATATTAAATGATGGTGGCAAAGGTGGAGCAGGTGGAATATTAGATGGTGGCAAAGGTGGGGCAGGTGGAATATTAGATGGTGGCAATGGTGGGGCAGGTGGAATATTAGATGGTGGCAAAGGTGGAGCAGGGGGGATAAATGGTTTTGGTGCTGGTGATAATTCTTCGTTTCTTATGTTATCCTTTATATCATCAATAGTTTGTGTGGTTTTAATTGCTCGTGAAATTTCATCGTTTGCCATAGATACAGCTTTTTCAATTGCTTCTGGTGTCATTTTTTTGGGTTTATGTGCTCTATTACCAAACACAAGCCAATCCATAAAATCTTGTTCTTCTTCAAGTGGTTTTTTAGCAAAATTACGCAATTCTTTAAAAATCCAAGACATTAATATATATATATTGAATTTATAATTATAATTATGAAAATATAATATATATGTCAATTGTTTCAAATAAAAGCGGTTCAACACCGATATTTTATTATTCGAAAGTGGGTGCTACAAGTTTAAATGTTGTTGATAATTCATTAGACAGTCTTTATGAATTTCCAAAAGTTGCACCAACTGGGGACGGACAAATTATCGCTTTTGATACAGATGGGTCTTCGTCTTTTGTTGATACAGTCCCGGGAAATCCAAATGCCCTATTAACTGATACACCGTTAATTGTGCCTACACAAGGTTCAGTTATTATTAGCGACGGTTTAACTTCAACAGGGACAAATAAAAGTGAGGACTTAATTATTCGTGATTATGATGGAATAGATGTTTATAAACAGTTAAATTGTAATGGTGGGTTGAATATTCAATCATTGACAACTCTTCCCGTGGTCATGACTTCTGGCACTGATGATTTCACTATTAATAACGGTCAAGGTTCAAGAACAGTTTTTATAAATAGTAATTCTTATGAATTTGACAATAATATCATAAGCAACGAAAATGTTATTTTAAATAACGCAAAAGCACTAACTTTGAATAATAATTTTGATGTTGATAATATTAAATTGTATAAGGATAATGTTTTGAATGGAACTTTTTTTATTGATAACCAATCAGGAACTAAAACAACTTTTAAAGGTGCTAACGGTTATTTTATGGATAATAATTTATCAATAGGGGATAATACAACTACTAAGAAACTATACCTCAATAACGTCGAAATTACCCCTTCCGGTGTGGGTGTTAGTGCTGGAATGCTTCGTGCGTTGTCTTTAAATTTATTAGTGCCAACAGTTGCACAAACATATAATGTTGTATGGTCTAATTTAACAGCAGGAGAACAATTATTATGGAAAGGAGGAGACGCCACAAGTGCCGATCCAATAGCAAGTGCTACAGGAAATTATTGGAGTTTTGTTAAAACAAGTGGAACATCCAAGATTAATTGGACGCCCCCTATTGACCTTTCATCGTTATCTTTTCAAGATTTACAATCAGTGTGGGCGATTGTTAGGATTAATACTACTACCGGAAATTTAACAACAGAAGGTTCGTTATGGTTTCAAATCCAATCTAACAACAACCCCGCAAATCCGCCGGCATATCGCACAAGATGGAATTATAGCAACGCGGCTAATCCTAACTCACAGACAGGATATTTTATAAAATTATTTGCTCTTGACACAATACCGCTTAGCACAAGTGCTTCAAACACTGGAAAAGGACAAGAAAGCACGCAAACCAAATATAAAACGAATCCGTGCGACGTTGAACCAACATTATTTTCTCTCGGTTTAAATAAATTCGTGGTTTCACCATCTGGAGACCAAACATCCGGTTATACACTCGCCCCCGTTCAATCAGTTGGACTCAATACCGCAAGCAATATATTAACATATAATTTTGATGTAATCGCAATGGGTGTAAATAATTATAGATGGAATTTAAGTTTTGCTTAAATTATTTGACATTCATATAATGGAATATACAACCAAACAAATTATTGATTTTGTAAAATATCTAAATGGAAAATATAATGTTTTTAGACGAATATATCAAAAAACATTAATAGACTTAACGAAAAATTATGATGGTTTGAGATTTATTAAACTAAATATCTAAGTAATGAAATATATTTATAATAACCTAATCCTACGATAATTAATGGTTGAGCGTCTTTTACAAGAACCATTAAATTTTTAACGTGATGAGAAATTTTAAAGTCTCTATCTATCATACAGGCGGTGTTTAATAATTCACTTAACATATAATTATGTCTCATATAATTTTTATGATTAGTTTTATTATAATGGGATTAATATTCTCTTGTAAAAAATATGATGATAAACCATTATTTTGTGAGAATTGTAATGTATTAATGGGAAAAATTTATGATTACCAAGACCAAATTAAAGATATGAATTATGCTTGTGATTTACATATCAAAAATAATGAATTACTAAGCAACCAATTAAAATTATATGAGAAGTATTATTAATTAGTTTGTAGGATATATTTGAGTTTCTTTAAATATTATGGCATTTTAACCTACAAATTATTTGTATCCATATTTTGATTTTCTCTAAAATATTATTCCTAATTATGGATACAAAAATCTAATTTCAAAATCTACCCGCAAATTCTAAAATTATGCTGAGTTAATTTGTATTGCTAATTCATTTTTCTTATCTAAACAATAACTTGTCTTTTCGTGATGGCTTTTATGATTTCTTGAATATTCCTTATTACAATAAACACATTCTATTCGTTCATCACCATAACGCCTTATTTCTGTTCTTTTTTCTCTTCTATATTCATACATAGTTCGAGATGGTATCTGTATATTAAACATTGGTTCTAAACTTAAAATAAACGATTTCTCTTTTTTTCTTAATTCAATAATATCGTTGAATTGTGAAGTATGTAATACATCGAATGAAAAATTATTTATTCCGTGTGCTCTAATATACACATATAACGCTTTATTAGAATGTAATGAATTATATTTATGTTCTGCAAATCGTTTATTGACATTTCGTGTTGTTGAACCAACATAACAAACATTATTATTGTTGTCAGTAATCTTATATACAGAACCTCCAAACATTATTATATTAGTTATATCTAATTAGATATTATATTAAAAATCACAAATAAAAATATTCTTATATATTATAATATGTCAAACAAGATAGAAGAAATTATTAAGACGAATTTTAACAAAAGATTATTTGACGATGTAATAGCAGATTTAGCACTACTTTTTTATGTATATAATAAGCATAAAAAAGTCTTAGGGATATTACACGGATATAAAAAACGGATACCATATAGAAATATATATATGAGTGATGATGAGACTATGCCCGGGCATTGTGTCATTTGTTCTAAAAAATGCGATTTAAACGCTGACTTGTGTAATACATGTGATATGACGGCAGACACTCAAAGTGAATATTAAGTTTGATACTCTATATAATCCTCTAATTTGGCACGTTCTCTCAAAAGTGAATTTAATTCATTCCCATCTATATATTCTCTATTTAATAATTTATTAATTTCTCTTATTCTATCATTCATAGCATCAATAGAATTAGATTTATTTTCTTTTAACATAGTCTCTTTTATTTCTTGTTGTTTTTTTGGTTTAGGTTGTGGTTTAGGTTGTGATTTAGTTGTTTTAGATTTTGATTTAGTTATTTTAGGTTGAGGTATAGCATTAGTTAATTGAAAATACATACACAATAAATCAGCCTTTTTAAGTTTGCTTACCGGTATAGATTTATCCAGACTTTTAACGAGTTTTCCTAATTCACCCTTTTTCAATGTAAATACGTTATCAAAACAACTCATAATATTATATATTTAGAAAATTAATATTACCAGAGAATGAAATATGAAAACCAGCTAGGACTATAATATCCATTCTTTAAATTGTGATGATGTCTCAATCTATATAATAATCGTCTCTTTTTATCATTATGGATTTTATCAGGATATAAATTCAATCCAGTCATATCTCTGTAATTCTCGAACCGATTATCGCCAAAGGGCATATATTTAATTTCCCCAGTTTTTCTACTTTTTAAAATTGCGTCATATTTCTTAAATTCCTTTTGAGATTTCCTAAATCCCAGTAATTTATATTCACTCATCTTAACATAAACCATTCTTTTATATTAGATTTAGATAATAATTATTAAAAAGTATCAATAGAGATGCCTAAAAATTAATTTTTAGTCTAATTATGCCCTTTATTAATATAAAATTTATGTAAATCTAATATATAAGAATGGAATTAGATGAGATTAAGAAACGATTTCAAACGAAAAGGGATGATTTATCAATTTATACAATCAACATATATATCTCTTGTATTAAAAAATTGCTCGAATTAATGAATGCTGAAAGTGTAAGTGTATTTTTAACTAATCCGGATGAAGTTATAAAGACCTTAGAGAAGCATTATGACAATTTTAATAGTAGAAAGACAAAGATTGGGGCAATTTTAAGTTATATGAATTTATTAAAGAAAACTAAGGCACTTGAAAATGTTAAAAGTAAATACTTAACAAAATGTGAAGAATATAATAATGCTATAAAAAATAAATTACAAACTCACGAAAAGAATGAAAAGGAATTAGAAAGTATAGGAACGACAGAAGACTATGAAAAATTAGAAAGTAAATTATTTGATGCTTTACCAAAGAAATATAATGACATTAATGATTACTTTAAAATTCGTGATTATGTTATTTTCAAGTTGTATCAAGCATTGCCAAGCAGATTGGATTTTGCAGATACGAGGTTAATATACAATACTGATACTATGGATAATGAAGATGATAATTATTTAGTATTGGATAAGAAAAATAAGACCGTAAAATATCATTTGAATAATTACAAGACATCAAAAGTATATGGGAAGAAGATTTTAAATATTGACAGCAACTTATATAATTTATTGATTGAATATAAAAAAGTTCTCAATAAATTCAGTAATAGCAATTACTTATTTCTTAATCAAACAGGGCAAAAAATGACAAGGAATTATTTATCAAAAATATATAAAAAAATAGGGCATCAAAATATTGGGAAGAAAATAACAGTATCGGGAAATAGGCATAAGGCAGTAAGTGATTTAATACCAATTGAGAAGATGAGGGAATTATCTAATAGGATGGGACACGATATCACAGAAGCAGTTAATGTTTATAGCAAAACATAAATATTGTATCCATATTATGCCATAATATTTAAAACTAAATCAAAATATGGATACAAATATAATTAATTAATTAAAATTAATATAATTAATTAGTTAAATTTATTATTATATATATAAGATATAATAATATATGGCATTTGAAGCATTTAAAAATTTTGATTATTCAGGGATTTATATGAGTGGATATTTTAATGAAGCAGGAGAATTGAAAAAAAACACTATCCATCCTAAGAAAGAATTATATGAGAATACAAAGCATTATTATAAACCAATCTTTTTTCGTGGTGAAATGATTGAACCAAACGCAATACAAATTGACACATCTAATATTTCAACAATTGACATTGATAAACCAGAGCAATGTATTATTTTAGACAAACTTAAAAAAGATTGTAAATTTTACATTCAAACTCGAAAAGGTTATCATTTCTATTTTAATAATTGTGATAAGATTATCCAATCTCAAAATGGAAAGAGACGCGTATTATGCGATGTTGCCGACATCAACTGCAACAAATTATATTATTGCCCTAAATATATTGATGAAGATAACAATGAATATTGCTATAAGATTGTCAAGAGTAATAAATTAGTTTCTATGCCAGAATATGCTATTGATTGGTGTAATCAATTAATTAAAAATGCTTATGACAAAAATGAAAAACCAAAAAAGATATTCAAAAAAAATATGGTTGTTATGGAGCATTTGCCAAATGTTGAAATTAATAAATTTACTATTGATACAATTAAACATATTTATGAAATTTATTATAATGCTAATCAATTTGACAAGTTTGATACATGGGGACGTATTGCCTATTTTTCAAGACATCTTAATAACTCATACGAAGTTGCTGAATTATTTGATGAATATTCCCGTAAAGTTAATAAATACAATAATAAACCAAAGCACGAAAATATTAAAATGTTCTATGGTGATAATAAATATAACTTAAATTTTGAACCAGACGGCATATTATTACAATGTTCTAAATTTGATTATGATTATTATGTCAAGCATTTGAGAAAATTAAAGAATGACAAATATGAAAATTTGTATAATCATATCAATTCTCAATTTTTATACACTGATGAGAATAAAAATATTTTTGCTAATTGGATAAAGTCATATAAATGTCTTATGATAAAATCATCATACGGAACAGGGAAGACGTATTTATTTAAAAGATTAATGGACGAATACAAATATAAAAAAATAGTGTTTATTACTTATAGACAAAGTTTAGCATATTCACTCATAGAAGAATTAAGAAATGATTATGGGTTTAAATCTTATCTCGATGAAGGTATTGAATGCTACAAAGAACCTAAAATTATTATTCAATTAGATAGCATTGAGAAACTCACACAAAAATATTTTTTAGAAACTCAATCAAAGAATATTAATAATTATGATTTAATTGTGTTAGATGAGATAGAAGGAATATTAAACCATTTCAATTATGACAAACTTAATCAACATATAATTAATAATACATTAGAACAAATTATATACAAATCAAAAAAAGTGTTATGTCTTGATGGTGATATGTCAAATAGAAGTTATGACTTTATTAACAACTTAGAAATGGATTATAAAATTTATGTCAATTCATACAAACCAAATAAGAAGAATTATATTTTTACAAGTGATAAGCAATATTATAATGATAAGATTGACAATGATTTAAAAGAAAATAAAAAGGTTGTTATTGTTTCAATGAGTGCCAGTGAAGCAGATTATTATGAAAATTTGTATAAAGATACATACAAAGTTATTAAACATACAGGAATAAATAAAAATAAAGAAATTTTAAAAGACGTAAATAATCATTGGGATAAATGCGACCTTTTAATATATTCACCAGCAGTTGAAGCAGGAGTTGATTTTAATAAAAAATATTTCGATTGTTGCTATGTGATATTTTCACAAGATAGCACAACATACCGGGCATTATCGCAAATGATTAATAGAGTAAGATATTACAAAGATGACACAATTATTTGTTATTTCAATGAAGACCAAATTAAATATGACACATTTTTATATCCTTATACATTTGAAGACTTTAAAATCTCAAAATATGGAGATATGGAATTAACAAATTTATTAAACATTGTAATTCATAATGATGTTGAAAGTTATAACACTGAGAATTATTTAATTCCTGCATTCATTGACTTAATACATGGTAAGGGGCACACATACGAGAAATTAGAAAATCCTAAGTTTAAAATATCAACTAAATCGACAGAGCAAAAAATAAAGAATATCAATGATGCTGATGATATTGACACTAATGAATTTAGAACATTATTAGACAAACAACGACGAAACAAAGAAATAACTGAAACCGAACAATATCAAATTTACAAATATCAAATAAAGGAACGATGGATATTAAAAGAATTAGATGAGGAAATTATTGAGAAACATTATAATAAAGAACATATCCAATACAATTTTTTAAATCTAACTCGGGGCGTAAGTATTGAAGAAAAGAATGACATTAAAATAAATACTATCAAAAAGAAAATAGCAAAAGTAAAAGAAATAATAAAGGACATAGGATTTGATTTAGATAATAGAGACATAACAATCAAACACGATGACTTCACAAATAATATTGATAATGTATTAGAAAAGATGAATAAAAAGGAATTCAAAATATTATTTAATCATAACAAAATAACATTTATTAAATCAAGGATATCACAATTTTTTAAGGATTGGGGATTATGTTTTGAGAGTAATGTAAAATCTAAACGCGACGGGGATAAGATTAAGAAAATTACATATCATAAACTTTGTAATATTGATATTATTGACGAATACCTTTTAAGATGTGAGTAAATATTTTGTATCCATATTATGCCATAATATTTTAGAGAAAATCAATTTATGGATACAAAATTATTTAGACGAATTTTAAATAAATAATTAATCAGTTAAAAATATAAGAATTAATATAATTAATTAGAATATAATGACTGACATAATAAGTGATTTTAAAAGTCTTATTGATAAACATATTAATGATAATACTAAAATGCCGGAAGAGATATACAACGAATTTATTGAAAAAATATATAAAGTGAAACATAATAAGTATATGTCAAATTACATAAAAGATAAAGAAACTTTAATGTGTGATTGTGGCGGTCATTACAAAAAGCACCAATACCATATTCACCGTAAGTCAAAGAGACATATTAATCATTTTACAACAACTGAAACCAAAGAAAATTAAATTATATTTGTTATTACTTAAATCATTAATTATTATTGATTTTTCATTTTGAAAGGCGGTAAATTGCTATCACCTTTGATAATTTGTTTTCTTTTAATTTGTTCTTTTAAATTTTTTTTATCTATCTCATCAACTGTTAAGGGGGTCATTTTATTAATTCGTTTCATTGGTCTAAAAACTGGATACTCTTTATTTCCAATATCTTTCCAATCTTCTTTAAACCATCTTTTTAAATTTTTTTCTTTATCATCATCTATATATTTGCCTCCCATAGATTTGTAAGTCTTAACAATAAAACCACTTTTAAAAGCACTTGGCTTCTCATATATTTTGTCAGCATATTCTTTTACAAAATTGTATAATTTTTGATTTGCTATTATTGGCATCTTATAATATTACTTATATAAATTATTGATTTTGTTGTTGAATTGTTCTCAAAAGGTTATGATATTCTAATTGTGATAATGCTGTTTGTTGCTCCATATTTTGCTGGTTCAATATTGCTTGCTCCATCTGTTGTTCTGCATTCATTCTTGCCATTTCATTAAATAATCTATTTCTACTTAATGCGTCTTCATAATTTGACTCATATTCACTTGACACATATTTTCCATTAACTTTTCCGCAACCGCTCATTTCTGGATGTCCCATTCCCATCATTGCTAATAACGGTAAAAATCCGCCTTTAACTTTCTTTCTTCTTCCTTTTCCTATGGATTGGACGGCTGTATCTGCTAATTTTTGAATTCCTGTTTTTGCTAAATCTTTACCAATATTTTTTAATCCTGTTGCGGCTCCTTTGGCAACTCCTTTTATTAAATCTCCGGTAGCATCAAAAAGAGCATCAGTTAAACCAAATCCCCCATAAGGCATTCCATAAGGTTGTATGGTTGCCATTTCTTCAAATCTTGGCATTGGTCTGTCATAAGGTATTATTTGATCGTAAGGCAACATTTTACGTCCTCCTTTCTTTCGTCCATAGCCTTTTGTTTTTCCTAATAAATCCATATTGCCGTGTCCTGCTTTTGTTCTGGGTGCTGTTCCTGTCCTATCCATATTACCCAAACCTAACATTTTAGCGATGTCTTCTCCAACTCTTGATGCTGAACCTAACACGCTATTTCCAATAGTTGCCACTTTTCCGTAAGTTGGCACGGCACCGACTAAACCGCTAATTTTAGGTGTGATGCCTCCAAGCGTCCCCAAAAAATCACTCAAAAAAGCACCTCCTGAAACATCAGCCATATTTAATCCGCGTCCATATTTTTTGGCACGTGATTTTTTGCCACCAAGTCCAGCCATTGCTTTAAGCGGGCCGCCTAAGGCATCTGTAAATCCTGCAACCTTTTCTCCGTCCTTAGATTGCTCCTTGATTAGTTGTCCTGCTGTTTTTCCAAATGATTGTGCCAATCCTGACATATTGCCTAATACCTGCCCGAATGGCCCCATATTATTCATTAACTGCGGAATTCCTGGAATAGAACCCAATGTTAGCATCCAATCTGCGATACCTGCTCCACCATGTATTTTATCCATTATACTATTATAATTTATTTTTCTTTTTCTTTTTCCTTGGCCTTTTTCTTCTGGTTTTGCTTGTCCCATTTGTGCTTCTGTTGCCGGGTCAATACTCATATTATAACCAAATATATCACGAGCATCCCGGATCGCTTTTTTTGCTTCTTCTGTTTTTGCTGATTTTTCATTAAATAATTCATCCGTAGCTCTTGATATAAATTCACTAGCTATTTTTGAAATTGGATGTTGTTTTTGCCAAATTAATTTTCTTAAATCTTCTGTATCCTGTTTGCTAAGTTTTTTTGCTTTATCTTTTATAAATGTTTCCATTATTTTATTATATTCTGCTGGATTTTGTTGTAATTGAAAATTTGTGTCTAAGTCATTGAAATCTTTTAATATATTCAATACTTTTTTCGTCGCAAAATTAGATAAATATTCTTCTTCTTCTTCTTCTGGCGGTAATGCCGACGCAAAACCTTTTTTCGGTATTTTTGGTTCTTGTAATGCCGACGCTAAATTTCCAAATATATCCTCTGCTTCTCTTCTTGCTCGTCTTTCTTCTGCTTCACGTTCTTTTCTTGCTTGTTCTAATCTTTGTTTTTCTAATTTTCTACTTTCTGCCTCTTGTTTTTTCAATTCTTCACGTGCTAATTTTTCCTCTTTTTCTTGTAAAATTTCATTTCCTAATTTTTCATAGAATTGGTCTAATTCATTTTTAATTTCTTCTAATTTTTCCTTAGTTAAATCTTTCTTTTTCATACCATTCTCTTTTAAATATCTTTTTAATATTCTCTCTTTTGCGTCATCCTCCTCATATCTTAAATACATAGTTTTAGCGAATACTGGAAAACTGGCATTTAAAGCAAGATTAACCTCTTCAAAAACTAATGCCGGATTTTGTTTATTTCTAATACCACTATCAATTATTTCCTTTTCATCTTTCAATTTTTCTAATTTTTCCTTTTCTTTTTCTTTCTCATCTTCGTCTTTTATTTTTTTAATTTGTTGTTCTTTTTTAATAATTTGATTTGCTAAATCATTTTTCCTCTGTTTTAGTTCCTGAGATAAATTTAAAAATTGTTGCTTCAATGGATTAAGAACCTCTTTAATTTCTTCTTTGTAAGGTAAATTAAATTTTACCATTTTTTTTGGCTTTTTTGCTCTTGTATTTAATTTATTATACAATGATTTTAATTTATTCTTGATTAATTTTTTGTCATCTTTATTATTAGATTTCTTTAATAATATTAAAAGTTGCATTATTTGTTCTTGTAATGACATTAAAAAGTATATTATATATTATCAAAATAATAAATAATAATGAAAAATTTATAAATAATTATTGTCCGTTGTTTTTCAAATATGCTGATGCTTGACCTAAATTCATACCACGAGTTTTCATAAGATGAGCTATTTTTTGACCCCGAACCGATGAACCACGCCTTTTTCCGCCTACTTGACCCATTCCAAACATATTTTTAAACATACTAATAGGGGATAGAGGCGATGTCATCGGGTTGAAAAATGTGGCTGCGTCCATACCACCACTCATCCCCGAACCCTTATATTGATAATTAGGATGAACCACACCAGAACCACGATATTGATAATTAGGATGAACCACACCAGAACCACGATATTGATAATTAGGATGAACTACACCACGACCCATCAATTTTCCCATCATTTCCATAGGGTTTCCCATCATACTCATCATTGGTGTGAACATTGGCAAAAACCCACCTTTTACTTTGTCTCTCATTTGTTTCTTGTTGGAATACATGTATATATATTATATTACTCGGTATTAATTTTATTATAATAGTTTTTAATTTTCATTATATTCTCATCAATGATATTTATATAATCTTTTAATTTTTCATAATCACTCTTTTCATTATTATTTAAATTTAGTAATTCTTGCTTTTTCTCAATAGATATCATATTACGTTGATGACGCTTTGACTTTTTATGTTGATAAAAATAATTTGATAAGTATGTTTTACCCCCGCAAATATCACATTGAATTTCTTTATAATCTGGCATATTTTAATATATAATATAGAATTATTTTATTTATTATATATATAAATATGGCTGAAACTCTAACCAATTATTTGACTGATGAGGAATTAATTGAATTCTATGAAAAATTAAAATCTAAAAATCAACTTGAAAATTTCTTAAAAGCACTAAAAATTATTTGTGATGATAATATTAACGATGAGGATAATATTGACGAATTATTAGAAACAATGACGAATGATATTATTGAAGATGATAAAAATGATGATACAATTGATTTAGATAAAAATGAGGAATTAGAAAAAAAAGAAGAGTAATAATATAATGGGTAATACGTGCTGTTGTAAAGATACGCCTTCTTTTTCTTTTAAAGATTGTATGAAAGACATTAATATTAAGTCAAATTGTATGAGTAGTTGTTGCGTAAAAGGGGATAGTAATGTTGAAAAAAATATTGAAAAAGAGAAAGAAAAAGATAATAGTATTCATTCTCATCATTCTCACCATCATCATAAACATCATAAGCATCAAAAACATTAATTTTGTATCCATATTATGCCATAATATTTAAAACTAAATCAATTTATGGATACAAAATTAATTAATTAATCATACTTACATCCTTGAAACTGAAATTTTATAAATCATAATTAATTAGACATAATTATAGACACAATATTATCTAATATTAATGAGATTG